TGTTGCAGATCGCAAAGAACGGGGACGCTATTACGGATGTTGGCATCCGTGTGTCAGACATTACTTATTGGGTGTTCGCATGAGTCAAGATGATCTAATGAAACTGCGTGTACAGGCGGCACTTGACGAGGTACACATTAAGTTCGAGGCACAGAAAAACTTACGTGAATGGACATGGATGATGCAAAGGGGTGACGTGAAAACAAACGATGTCATTCGTGTGGAAGTGAATGACGATGGGACAGTTAACTTGTATGACTTCACGTTACCGAGCAAAGGAGGAATGAAACGTTTAGACATGTCACAAGAAGATGTAGAGCCGTGGATCATGGAGTCAATATCCATGCTACGTATTGCAGAGACAAACGACTTAGTACCGGAGTTAGGATTCAAAGTATCCGATACCTTGTACTACATACTTAACCGAGAAGGAGAGATGAGATGACACCCGAAGAAATTGAAGCACGATATGGTAAAGACTCATTAGATATGATCTATGACGTACTGTTACAAAACCCAGTACATGAGTTAGCCGATTGGATTCTGACTTTTTATTCAGATGAAGAAATTGGTAAGTGGATTAACGAATTAAAAGCAGATCAAGAGGAGACAGAATGAAAGACGTATACAGAACAAGTACAGGGATTGAGATTGGTTGCATGTACAAAAAACCTATGCACCAACTTAACTCTGATGAAGAAGAGATTCAACGGGCGTTGCTAGGGATACGAGGCCCAGATCAAGTGTCGATAGCACTGTACATAATCTTTTTAGTTGTGTTGTTTACAACGCTGGCGCTGACCATTGGGAGTGGACGATGAACGATCATGAGAGTAACTTATACGATTTGTATGCGGGGTTTGCGATGATGGCTATGCTGAACAAAGCACCCAAGTCAACCAAGCCCGAAGAGATTGCAAGCGTTGCACATGAGCAAGCCAGTGCCATGCTCAAAGAGCGTAGCAACTTACGTAAAGTACAAGAGGGCGGTATTGCTGACATCATTAACAAGTGGGAGGGTTGAAGGATGCCAAGACCTAAACCACCAATGCCACTGATAGGACGCCAAGTGCGTATGTCAGATTTAGATTGGCTGATATTCCAAGACATGGGAGGTGCTGATTGGTTACGCAAACACTTGAAAGCCAAGGCAAGGTTACCTATAAAACATTACGAAGCACAACTGAAAGGAGAGAAGAATGACACCGGAAAAGAAAGTCAAAACTAAAGTGGTTGCCATACTCAAAACGTTTGGTGCGTACTACTTCTACCCCGTCACCGGAGGTTACGGTGCATCGGGCGTACCCGACATAGTTGGGTGCTACAAGGGCAAGTTCTTTGCGATTGAATGTAAAGCAGGGAAAGGTAAAACAACTGCGCTTCAAGAGAAGAACATTGCTCAGATCATTGCACAGGGTGGCGCGGCTATCGTGGTCAATGAGGACAACATACCGGATGTTGATAAGTTAATGATTGAAATAGATATGGGAGAGAGATGATGAACACAAACGAGAACAGATTATTGATTGCATTGAAACGTCTCGCTGAGTCTGCGGATGGGTACATAGACGATGGCTCTTGGTGTGATGCGTTAACACAAGACATTGCAGATGCACATAAATTGATAGACCAAATACTTGAGGCAAGGAACTTTGAAAAACCAAAAGGAGAAACCAAATGAACACCGTAATGGAAGAGAAGATCAAGCAAGCATTTCAAGAGTGGAAACAAACCGAAGTAAAGGAACTTATCGTGGAAACAGACAGCAGAAACAAACAACTGTCCAACACGTTGTTGGATATGATTTCAAAGAACCCCGGGATAACGGGTAAAGCGTTACGTGCATACATTGCCAAGGAAATGCCAACCGTACCCGTAACGTATGTGCCTGCAATCCTCAAAGGTTTTTATGACAAGAACTTTGTGAATCGCATTGAGGTAGCCCCTGATGGTGAGAAGGGCAGGACAACATTTTCCTACACAGCTATTCCAGTAGCCGTGCGTAAGAACATGCCCAAGCGTGAGAAGGTCAAGGCATATACAAAGAAGAAAGCCAAGGTAGCCAAGGTTAAAGAAGACAAGGGCATCACAGGATTAGTACCCGCAGAACGTACAGAGCGCGTGGTCACGTCCCCACTGGCTGTTGGTGCAACAACTTTGCACATCACTATCTCTACATCACTCGGCGCTTACTCTATGCAGTTAGAAGAGGCCAAGTTTATTTACACACAACTTAATCAAATCTTTGGAGGTGTGCGATGAGCGATCATGCACCCCGTATGTTCGGGGAAGTATTTGCGGATGGACAATTCCGTGGTTCCTACAAGCTAGAGGACGTACCAAATCATGCCATTGTGATAGGTGACTATCTGTTGTGGACGTTAGATGGTGAGGACATTGGCATTGGGTTTCGACCCACGGGTGAGATGGGTATCTTTAAGGTGGCTGACTTTGAGCCATACATGAAAGCATTTTTTGGATTGAACTTTTAAGGAGACAGACATGAACAAACCGGCATTTCCATCAGAGATTTCAAGCGGCATGACCTTGCGTGATTACTTTGCGGCAAAGGCTATGCAGAGTTTCTTAACTGGGGACTACGACTTGTACCCACATGAAGCGGCACAAAAAGCGTATGAACTAGCAGAAGCAATGCTCAAAGCGAGAGACGAATGAATCTCATAACACTGGACTTTGAGACGTACTACACCACTAAGGACTTGGGGTTCAAAACCCAAACGACTGAAGAGTATGTACGTGACCCACGGTTCGAGGTGATCGGGGTGGCGGTCAAGGTCAACGATGAGCCTACACAATGGTGCAGTGATTCGTTGGCTGAGATCGACCTTTGGTTACATCAATTCGATTGGGACAACAGCATGGTGGTTGCACACAATGCGATGTTCGACATGGCGATATTGAACTGGCACTTTGATATCAGACCAAAAGCTATTGCAGATACCTTGAGCATGGCACGTGCTATCAACGGCATCGAGGTAGGCAACAGTCTCAAGAAGTTGGCACTGCACTATGAACTAGGCGTTAAGGGTGAGGAAGTGTTACAGGCCGTTAACCTGCGGCGGCGTGACTTCTCAGAGCAACAGCTTGCAGAGTATGGGGCGTACTGTATCAATGACGTTGACCTGACATACGACTTGTTTCTGACCCTGCTACCTATGTTTCAGAAGGTTGAGTTGAAGCTGATTGACCTGACGATCCGGATGTTCACAGAGCCACAGCTCCGCCTAGATGAATCTCTCTTACAACAACATCTTGTAGAGGTGAAGAATCGTAAGAAGCTCCTGCTTGATGAATGTGGTGCGAACATTGAAGACCTGATGTCCAACCAAAAGTTTGCTGAAGTCTTGCGTGGGTTAGGTGTTGAGCCGCCCATGAAGATCAGTCTGACTACGGGTAAGGAAGCGTTGGCCTTGGCTAAGTCTGATGAAGGGTTCAAGGCTTTGGCCGAGCACCCTGATGAGCGCGTACAGACACTTGTTGCGGCACGATTGGGTAACAAGACTACGTTGGAAGAGACACGTACCGAGCGTCTCATCGGGATTGCGGGAAGGGGAAAGATACCTGTTCCCCTCTCCTACTACGCCGCCCACACGGGGCGTTGGGGAGGGTCTGACAAGATCAATTTCCAAAACTTTCCCTCACGTGGCACAAACGCAGGGAAGCTAAAGAAGGCCATCCTTGCACCCGAGGGTCACGTGATCATTGACTGCGATTCTGCGCAGATCGAGGCGCGGGTACTTGCATGGTTTGCAGGGCAGAAAGATTTAGTGGAGGCATTTAGAAATGGCGAGGACGTATACAAGATCATGGCATCGGCTATCTACCGCAAGGAAAGGGAAGAGGTCACCCCGTCTGAAAGATTTGTTGGCAAAACCACCATTCTTGGAGCGGGTTATGGCATGGGCAGTGCGAAGTTCCAAACGCAACTCAAGACTTTCGGTGTGTCGGTCAGTACAGAGGAGTCTGCAAGGATTATCGCTACCTACCGTGAAACCTATCCTAGTATCCCCACCCTATGGAAGTCCGGTTCCACGGCGATTGATGCTATGAGTAAGAAGCGTACTGCTACATGGGGTAACGGCTGTATCAGTATTGGTGCGGAGGGAATCCTGATGCCCAACGGGTTGTAT